CATCCACCCACGTTTAGTGTGTTTGGACAGCGTAACTATTGGCGTAACGACCCAAAAAGTGCGTCCTCCATTTTCACTCGTAAAGGTGTCCCTGAAAAACTAACCAGGGAACGTAGGTGTCGCGAAATCGGGGATCCTGTAGCGGGATCAACGTCTGGGAGTGTGTCCCAGATTCTAGCTACATCAAGTGATAAATATCGTAAGTTTAATGAAGTTACTCTAGATAAATTTTTTGAAAATTTGTCTAAAAGTTCACGATTGCCCGCAAATAAAAAATTTTCTTGTTGGAATTGCGGGTCACCTAAGCACATGGCTGCCTTTTGTCCTAAAGTTGCTAAGAGTGTGCCCGATAAGAAGTCCCCATGTTCTTATTGTGGTTCATCTAAGCATATGTCAAGCGGCTGTGATGATGTATTTAATTTTAAGCTCTATAAAGCAGCGAAGAGTGATAAGAAAAATAGGTGCTTTAATTGTACCTTGTATGGTCATATGGCAAGAGATTGTCCGTATGATTCACTCCAATCAGATGATGATACTGAAGAAGTCCTGATTGTTGATGAGGAGGTTAGGGAACCTCAAATTTGGGTTCAGTCAGATAATTCTGAAAGCGATGATGAAACATCGGATGTTGGCTCATTTGCTGATGAATTGTCGTATGACGAGAAACTCGAAGACATCGCTGTTGAGCAGCCGGTTAAGACTGGCTTTTCTAATGTGCCCTGCAATTCGGATCGGTTTGCGTATATTGAAGATATTCATTGTCTACCAAAAGGTCATATATGGGAATGGTATGACAATTATGAAGATCATTTGACTCATTTATGTCGAATGACTATTGTGAATATTTATCATGGAATGGGTTTACAAGATGGGAGACCAGATTGTTTTACGGGTGCTAACTTAGATCACCCTGACCCTGTATTTGCCGAAATACTTTATGAGAGAATCCCTGTTCTTAGACTATTTGAGTTTAATGATAAACATAGATATATTCCTGGGTTGACGTCAATTAAGACGTGGTTATGTGTGTCCATGGCTAAAGCTTGCCAATTAATGACTGCTAATAATATAACTATGCAGATGGACCATAAGACCATTTATACCCGATTAACTCAATCAGTCAAGAACATTGCTAAAGTTAATGATAATATTGGATTTACACTCACCGGGAATCTTGTACCAGTTGACACTATTAGTTTCGCTTGGAATCTAGTTAGATTTTACCTTTATCAAAGGCGAAACTTGGTACAGGACCTGGATTTTATAAAGTA